AGTTCGGGTAAGGTGCATATGCCTAAAGAAGAATCTAAATCACCATTTGATAAATTTATGAATGATAAATAACGCTGAAGAATATATTACTCAGGTTACTGACGGAACAATTATAACAGGTAAGTATGTAAAACTTGCTGTTCAACGTCATTTGAACGATTTGAAACGCGAGGATATATATTTTGATAAAAAAGCCGGTGATCGTGCAATACAGTTTTTTGGATTTTTAAAACATACTAAAGGACGTAATTTTGTCGGCAAGGAATTTGAATTATCAGGCTGGCAGGCATTTATTATTTACTGTTTGTTTGGGTGGAAGAATTTAAACGGGGATAGAAGATTCAGACTATCTTATACTGAGGTAGCAAAGAAAAATGGAAAGAGTACGCTTGCCGCTGGGATAGGTTTATATATGATGATAGCCGACGGAGAAGCAGGGGCGGAGGTTTATAGTTGCGCCACAACCAGGGATCAGGCAAAGATTGTATTTACAGAGGCTCGTAACATGGTTGTTAAGTCTCATGACTTATCAAACTTAATTACAGTATATCAGCATAATTTACATTCAGATTCTACATTAAGCAAGTTTGAGGCTATATCAAATGATTATAATTCTTTCGAGGGTAAAAATCCTTACTGTGGAATAGTAGATGAGTATCATGCACACTCAGATGATTTGCTTTTTATTAACCTTAAGGCTGCAACTGTAGCAAGGAATCAATCTTTAATATGGGTTATTACAACTGCTGGTTTTAACCGGGAAGGTCCATGTTATCATTTTAGAAAAATGTGCGTTGACGTACTTGAAGGAAGGTTAACTGATGACAATCTTTTTGCTATAATATTTGCCGCTGACGAGGCTGATGATTGGCACGATCCAAAAACTTGGGTAAAGAGTAATCCTAATCTTAATATATCTGTTCAATTATCTGCTTTGGAGGGGGAATTTCAACAAGCAATTAATTCAACAACCGCAGAGGTAGGATTTAAAACTAAAAATCTTAATATGTGGATTGATTCAGGCAATATTTGGATACCTGACGATAAGTGGCAAAAATGTAACTTTCCATATCCTGAACTTAAAAATTTACCTTGTTATGGATCATTGGACCTTTCTTCCACAATTGACATAACCGTATTTGGGTTGCTTTTTAAAACAGATAAGTTACACTGGTTGCCGTTCTTTTTTGTTCCTGATATGACTGTTTTGGAAAGAGTACGCAAGGACCATGTAAACTATGATAAATGGATTTCAGAAGGTTATGTTATACAAACCGGCGGTGATGTTGTGGATTATGAATTCATACGGACTTTTATAAATGAGCGAGCAAAAGAGTATAAAATAAAATCTATTCAGTTTGACCGGTGGAACAGTTCGCAATTAGTTACCGGATTAATGTCTGACGGCGCTAATATGGTCCCATTCGGACAGGGTTATCAAAGCATGAGTTCACCTACTAAAGAACTTGAAAAATACGTTTTAAATCAGGAGATTAACTTTGCTAGTAATCCAGTTATGCGGTGGATGAATGGTAATGTGGAATTGAGAACAGACCCGGCCGGAAATATAAAAATTGATAAAAGCAAAGCCTCTGAAAAGGTTGACGGAATGGTTGCTTTGGTAATGGCTATAGGAGGTTATTTAACTGATGTAGGTAAAGGATCGGTTTATGATCGACGCGGGATACTTGAAATATAATTGTATAATAATACACTAATATGAGTAAAATACCGGGAAAACACATAAAATAATGAATAAATATAAAAATGAGTGTAGTAAATAGTTATAATTGCGAATTCGGTTACGAGTTAATAAGTGTTATCCCGTATGCTTATTACTTACATCTACAGGGTTTATTAACTGAAACCATATCCGCCAAAGGGTCTAATCCGTTTTATTACTTTTCTCCGAAGCACACCATTAATCCGCAACCAAGGTCATGGTATTATAAAGATAGTACGGCTGTAGAATATCTTATAAAAGATAATGTTCCGAACGTATTAATTCATAAACCAAGTCTTGATTTAAATAGATGGATTCCACCTCCGTACAAGAAATATTATAAAACAGATATAAAAACACCAAAGCCGCTTTATATTGTGTTTAATCGATATAATAATGAGTATCCTGCAACATTTAATAAGCCGATTAATTTTTTCTCTTTAGAATTACTGAAAGAAGTATTTACTATTTTGAAAAAAAATTATGAGGTTATATATGTAAACATAGAAGGGCATAAAAGCCTTTATGATAACGCAACTCCTTTACATTTAGAAGATTTAAAGTTGTGCCGAGAAATGGGCATAAAGCACATAAATGATCTTTGTAGGGAGTACAAAGGATTAAGCTTTAACCAAGTGTTACTTTTTTATTTTGGTAGTTGTGAACATTACCTGACAATGAACGGAGGCGGGAGTATATTAGCATCTTATTTTGGTGGAAGGAATTTAATATACTCAAAACAAAGCAAAGAATTAATTTCGGGGGATTTCGGATATTATCATCTATTTGGAGGTTCAGAAATAAAAGTAGTTACTACATACGCTGATATATTAACTAATTTATGAAAATACTTATTTTAGTGCCGATATGGAAACGCCCGGAGATTACTAAAATTTGGGTTGAAGGAATGAAATACTTTTTAACTCCTAATATTTCTGTATTGGCTATATTAAGTAATGAAGATCCGAATTATAATGATAATATTGAAATAATCAAAGATGAATTTAATTATTGTTTTTACGATAATAATCCACTTGGCAAAAAGTTAAATGCTGGCATCGAATACGCTTTAGACAATTTTGAATTTGATTATTTAATGAATTTAGGTTCTGACGATATAATTCATCCTGGTATTTGGAGTTTATACGATCAATATTTTAAAGTAGGAAATAAGTTTTTTGGCCTTGATGTAGTTTATTTCTATGACAAAATATCAAGTAAATTAGCATGTTCAACACCATATTTATGGGGAGCAGGAAGGGTAATTCATCGTGAAATACTTGAAAAAATACGAATAAAAGGCGATTTTTTGTATAAAAATGAGTTTTCTCAGGGATTAGACTGTAATTCTATCGAAAAAGTAAAATTTTTACTTAATATTGAATATAAACAAGTAGAAACTAATGATTTTCCGTATTTAGTTGATATTAAGAGCGAAATAGGTATTTCTGACTTTACTTTATTGAGTAGATTTTATAATATAGTTGATTTTAATATATTGAATCAATATTACCCAAAACATATACTAAAACTATTATGATTGATCCATATATTGCCAGTTGGCGAACAGCAGACGGTTTTTGTACGCTTTTCTATAGATTATGCGCTGAATATCATACGCAAGAAAAAGCATACGACGCTGCGGAACGAATGTTTGAGTCTCAATTTGGCGAAAGAAGATATTCAAGTTATGAATCGTTTAAGAATACACGCAATAATAAGTTGAAAAACAATAAGTTAAAAAAATAACAACAATGTTGTTCCTTTTCTGAACACTTTATATGTAGATTTGTTCAGAATTTATACAACATGAAGTTTAAGTTCAGAAAAATTGAATCAATTAGATTAGGCCCGTTTGAATTACGACTAAGCCCTGAAACCGACTCAGTAAAATTACCTTGGTTAACTAATCAACTATTAACCGATACGGGGTTAAGTATAACAGAAGAAAACTCTTTACAATTTAGTGCTGTTTACGCGTGTGTTAATGTAATTGCCGATCAACTTGCTGCATTTCCTAAAGGTATATATAAAAGACTAGATGAGCGGACTCGTAAAAAGATGTCAGATCATCCATTATGGCATTTAGTCGATCTTGAACCAAATGAATATTATTCGGCATTTGATTTTGGCATGCAATAGCAAGTTCCGTACTCCTTTGGGGAAATGGATTTGCAAGAATACTCAGGGACAGGGAATATAACGTAATTGGTTTTGACTTTATTCATCCCCGCGATATAGTTGTAAGATACGGTATAATTGATAATAGAAAGATACTATTTTACGAATATTTACATGAATATATCCCGCAAAGGGATATGTTACATTTTAAAGGGCTTACATACGATGGCGTTATAGGGCAGGGAGTCATAAGGGCTTTTGCAAAGGAATCAATCGGATTAAGTGTTGCTGCTGAGAAATTTGGAGCTAAGTTTTTCGGTAATGATACGATAATGACAAAATATTTAAGTTATCCTAACTCTTTGTCAGAAACAGCTATAAATCATCTACGAGATAGTTGGCAATCAAGTAATGCCGGATTAAACAATGCATTTAAAATAAAAGTCCTTGAAGAAGGCGGTAAACTTGAAAATGTAGGGATACCACCTGAACAAGCTCAGTTTATTGCAACGCGACAACATCAAGTAGAGGAAATTTGCCGATGGTTTAAGGTTCAACCTCATCTAATTCAGCATCTTTTAAGATCTACGAATAACAACATCGAACAACAGAGCATAGAGTTTGTAACTCATACACTTACCCCGTGGGTTGTTCGATTTGAACATGAACTTAACCGAAAGATATTCACTGAAAAAGAAAAGCAAAAACTTTATCTTAAGTTTAACATGAATAGTCTTTTGCGCGGGGATACGGCCGCAAGGACCGCTTTTTACGCAAAAATGTTTGAGGTAGGGGCTTATTCAGCAAATGATATAAGAGAATTAGAAGATCGCAATCCACGTGTAGATCCTAAAGGAGACGAATATTTTCATCCTCTTAATTTACTTGGCAGCGGAGAAGAAAGACCACAATCGCAACCAAAATCTGAAAATACTGAAAATATTGAAAATACTGATAATACAGATAAAAATACTAAACAATGGATTCAAAAGTAAAACATATAGAAGGTGAACTTCGGGCGATCCCTGAAGATGTTGAAAAAACGCGTACAATATCGTTTATTATATCTTCTGAGAAGAAAGACGCTCATGGCACTGTATTAAGTATGGATGGTTGGGATCTTCGGAGATATAAAAAGAATGGAATTGTAGGCTATCAGCATGATGTTTATGGTGATGATATGTTTAAGAGTCCGAACCCTGATTCAGTAATAGGTACTGGTAAGGTTTATATTGAAGATAAGTATTTAATTGGCGATGTCACTTTTGAGCCTGCTGAAATTAATCCACTTGCCGAAAAGATATTTAGAAAGGTTTTATTTGGAACTCTTAAGGCTACATCAGTAGGTTTTGTTCCTATTGAAAAGGGTAAATACGTTAGCAACGATGAGGATGGTGGTACGTATTATTATGGGAAACGTGAATTGCTCGAATTTTCGATTGTCAACATACCTTCTAATCCTGATGCTGTGCGTAGGGAATATGAGGATATTGAAAAAGAAATAAAAGAACTTAAAGGAATTAAAGATACTCAGTCGCCGACCAGTGTGCCGGAAGATGAGAAATTGAGATTAAGATTTGAATTAACTAAAATTTTGTAAAATGGGAAAAATTATGCCCGGCACGC